GTGTGCTTCAAGGCATTAACAACGCGCTTAAAGATGAAGACGAAGATGACCCGCTTGACGGACGCGATTTGGAGTTCTGGTTCCGCAACAAGTGGCTCCCTGAGACTTTTGGCAGCGTGAAGGTCGGCAACCACACCTTGGACGAAATCCTTGACCGTGGGGTGCTCACGGCCATGACTGGTTACGATATTACTGGCAGCATGTCGCTCAACAACATGTGGATGCCCGAGGTCAAAGAGTCCGCCACTGCGTCTGCTGCGATGCAAGAGTACCTCATGTCTTTGCTTGGCCCCGGCGCGTCATTGACGCTCAAACAAGTGCCCAAGGCAATTGACTACTTCAATAAGGGTGATGTCTTGCGTGGGTTGGAGCAGCTATCCCCGGCATTTGTTCGTGGGGCGTTTACCGCTGAACGGTATGAGCGCGAGGGTGCTACTACTGCGTCAGGTGCAATCATCAAGGATGCCGACGAGTTCACCAAAGGTCAACTGTGGGCGCAGGGGCTTGGGTTTGCCACCGAAGGGCTTGTGGCCCAGCGCGAAGCAATCTTCCACCTTCAAGGCGAGATTCTTAAAGTCAAACGTAAGCGCACTGAACTGCTTGATCGGTTAGAGCGCGATTTGGACAAGGGGTCAGATGAGGACGTGGAGAAAGTGCTCACCACAATGGCCAAGTTCAATGCCAGTAATCCGTTCGATGCCATCAAGTACGAGAACATCAAAGCCTCATTGAAGAAGCAACTTGAGCGCAAGATGAAGTCCGACCGGGGTATGCCAATCGACAAGAAGTACTATCCGCAGGTCATGGAGATTTTGGAGCCTTCCACCCGCAAGTTGGAGCGAGAAGCGCAAGCGGCTCGACAATAAAAAACCCCCGCACTTAGGCGGGGGAAAGGGAGGAAGGAAGAACCTTCAAGGAGCAAACATGACGCTGGCAACTGCATTCCCAGCACCGCCAGTGTAGCTCATACACGCCACACGCGCAAACCTTTGACGCCTTCTACGATCACAACTTTCGTAACAGTACGAATTTTCAGTCGGCCCGTAACTTCCTTCACCGCTCGTTTGGCGGCTTTATGGTCGATGCAGGGTACAAAAAAGGAATGGCCGACCCGAAACTTCGCCCAGTTAATCCTGTACGTTACTGTCTCGATCTTCATTGGCGTTCAGCATTACATCCATTTGCAGGAATTCTGAAACCGAAGCATCAAACTTCAACACCCGCACGGGCGGTGACACGACCTTCATCCCTTTGGACATGCGCTTGTTGGTGGCTTCGAGGAAAATTTTCAGGTCGCCCAGTTGCTTGAGCAGGTTCTTGTAGTTGGTCTGGTTCTTGACGCAGAAGTCTTTGAACTGTTTGGCCGCAACGAACAGATGTTTTGTGTCTGGCTCGTAGCGTATCAGCAACTCTCCACGGGGCTCCCACAAAGGTAGCGGCACCATGCTGCTCCGGGCATCCACCTCGCCGTTGACCACCAAAGCGTTGTTGATATGGCTGTTGATGAACTCGCCAAGCGCGGTGACAGGGGAGGTCTGAGGTGGCTTCACATCGACGCGCATCTCACCCAACATGCCCTTCAACCACTCGTAGACCCTGGCAATGTCGTAGCTGTGCAGTTCAAGACCTTTGGCAATCAGGCCACCTGCAATGTTACAAGCGGCTACCGCCGACCAGAACCGCTCCCGTGCGGTGAACTGAACCTCTCGGTCGATACGGGCCTGAACTTTCTTGACCAGCGCCTTGGCTTCTTCCAAATTGTTGACCAGCCATGACAGGTAGATTTCCCCGGCGTGGCCGTAGTTGTCGTTCAATTGATGGTCAAACATCTCCTTGCCTCGGGCCACACCGATCACATCATTGGGCTCTATCTTGTACTCAAGCAACCGCACTGACTCGCCGTCTGGGGTGTTCTTCAACGACCCCAATTTCTCATAGAAGCTGGCGTTGGATGAGCACAGCGTCATGTTCTTCCATGACGTGTTGTTGATCCGCAGTGCGTTGGTCTGGGACATTTGCCTGTTCTTGCCCCGTCCGTGGCTGATGCCGTATGCCAAGTCCGAGAAGTCTTTCGGCGACATGTTGGTGATCTCGTCGATCGTATTGGGTATGTTGTTCATCACCCCCAGTTGCTGCATCTTGGCGTTGAGCGTATCTTTCTCGATCGCCATCAACTCTTTGGGCTGGCCATAAACGCTGTTGCACATACGCAAGATGGTGGACTTCCCTGACCCGGCGTGTTCGTAGATCACGTTGATGATTGCGCCATCCAGCCCAGTGAATCCCATTAGTGGAGCGCCAAACGCAGTTAACGCTCCAAAAGCATGAGGCTCCATGCCGGGTAGGCCGTACAGGTTGAAGACCTCTTTCCATTTGTCAAGATCGCCCTTGGGGTGAATCTTGCTGGCGAAAAACTCGGTTGTCGATGACGGCGGGCTGTAGAACGTGCCGTCCTTTGTGATCTCCCGGTCGCCCATAATGAATTTGCTGTCTCCCTCTACCCATCCAAATTGTGTTCTCATGATGTCTGCTTTCTTTGCGTACTGCAAATTTTTTACTGATGTGATGACAAACGTCGCCAAGTTTTCGTATTGTTTGTGGTGTGCCATCACGCCTTGTTGAGCAAGCTGTTTGCGCAACTCATCCTTCGATGAAATAGCGGCGGTGGTGACTGAGAATTCTTTGACTCCATCGTGGGGCAGGTGCAGTCTGAACAACGCAACCTCACCCAACTCCTTGTCCCGCATACGCTTGACCACATACAGGTCATGCTCGTACACCAGCTTTGGCTCCGCCTCTTCATCTTCTTGGACTGGGCGCACATAGATGCCGCCTTTCTTGCCCCGAAAGAATGGAAATGGATACTCTGGAATCGTGTATTTCTGTTCCCCACCGTCCTCTTCTTCGACGGTTACTTCGTTGTCGGCCTCGTCGGCTTCTTCTATTTCTATGCCCAAAACAATGGGCGATTTGATCTTGCCTTTGTGGATGCACCCATCGCACCCGGTTGGATTGCGCTCTTCAAATGTCGTGCAGTGATGCGGCCCACCACGCTTTCTGATGTTCATCAGTTTCAGGTCAACCTCTGTCGGGTCATAGTCTGGATACTGATCTGACATTTTGTGAGCAGCCCTGTCGCCATCTACACAAAACGCAGTAATCGAAAGCGCCGACTGCCACAGTGGCTCGTCAAGTTCGGCTTGATTTGCAAAACAATAGTTGAGTTGAGGGCAACCGTTCTCTGCTTTGAGCATGATGGTTTTGAACCGCTTGACCTTGTTGGCCATCAGTGCTTCCATCATCGGACTGATCGAGCTTGGAATAAAGTCAGGCTTTTCTTTTTCGGGTTCAGGTTCGGATGCTCCCAGCAATTCCCGCACTTGCGCCACCGTCATCCTCGGCGAGACTTCATTCCACATGCTGATCGGCTTGGTCTCCAAACCTTTCTTGTAGTTCAGTGTCCCAGGCGGGCGCAGGATACGCGATGCCTCAAACACCTTCTCATCAACAATCAGCCCGTGCTCTTTACACAGTTGTTTCAGTCGCTTGGCCAGAGGTTCCCACTCGGTGCGGGTCAGTGTCTCTTCAAGCAACCAGTAGGCGTGAATGCCGTTTCCAGAATTCACCAGTATCGGTCTAGGTAAGCCGACTGTCTTGCAAAACTTCTTGAACTCGTCCAGCCCTATTTGCTGGTCGAGATAGCCTTCGATCTTCCCCTTGGAATTGGGCACACCTTTGGTCGGGCCGCAGTCAATATCCAGCCATAAGGCGCGGACAAAGGCTACGTTCTCATGCGTCCTGTTGTTCAGTGGACCAAACTTGGCACACCCGAAATACGCATTGACCTGCTGTTGTTTGAATTCCTCGATAAGTTCTTCGGCTTGTTCCCTCGTATCTGCAAAGCGTTGGTCTACATAGTCCCCAATCCCAACCACGCAATACCGCCCATCCGTAGGCAGCACGGTGTCGAGTAGGTCAAAGTCGGACATGTTATTTGCGCTTCTTGTGTCGTGCTATGAATCGTTCGATCTGTTCGTTGTGGGCGCGGATTGGGACGGTGACGCCCCAAAACCAGTTGTAAATCGTGGAGCGACTTACCCCCAGTGTTTCCGCAATGATGCCCACGGGAATCCCGTTCTCGATACACAGACGGCCCAAGGCTACGCCCAGAGACTCAGCATCGGCTTTTTTGTTGGCCTCCACCAAGTTCTGGCTGTAACCATAGCTCATACTCAGTCCTCGTCAGTCCATGCCGCAACCACAGAGTCCAAGTTTTTCTTGGCAGTGGGTGCGGGGGTTTCAACTTTCTTCGACTCGCGCTTCTTGGGCTCGTCAACCTCGGGTTCGGCGGCGGCTTGTGGAGCGGGGGTAGGAGCAGGAGCAGGGGCGGCTAACTTAGGCGCACGACCAGACATGTCGGCCTGATACGGGGTCATCGTCACCATCTTCTGCACCTCGGGCTTGGCGGCAACCTTGCTGGTCACTTCGTACTGCGCTTTGTCGATGAAGCGCACGGGGGTGAACAGAATGGACTGGTTGTCGTTGTCCTCGTTGAAGCTCATCTGGGTAACCACGTAGTCCAAGCTTTTGCCGTTGTTGGCCAGATACTTGGTGTAGTTCTCAAACGTGTGGGTGTTGTCACCGACACCTTCGCCAAACAAAGACTTGGAAGCCAAGTTCATCTGGTACACCTCACCTTCGAGCGAAGTGCCGAAGTCCTCAACCAATGCCACAGCAATACGGCGAGAGTAGCGGCAAGCCTTGGAGTTGCCCATACCCGAACCCTTGATGTTTTGCGAACAGGAGTCGCAGCGATCAGACTGCTTGTTGGCAGACCCCGCATCAGGCGCATTGCCGTCATTGGAGAAGCAATCAGGTGCAGTCGGCTCGGCATCGGGGGTCCACTGCTTCGCGTAGAAGATGCGGCCCACTTTGGGGGAGGCGCTGACAACGATAACGTCCATCGTGCCTTTCACTTTGCCCATCTCCTCGCCACCGACAACCTTGCGGAAGATGCCGTTCTTGGGGACGATGCGCTTAGTGCCAGTACGGCCAGCGAGTTGTTTGGTGAGGTCACTGACTCCAGCGGTTTGCAGGAAGTCGGGGAGGTCTTGGTTCAATAAAGCGATGTTGCTCATTTCAAATTTCCTTTGCGCGTCTAACAACCACGGTGTATGTGTTTTCGACATTCATCCCTTTCGGGTAAAGGTCTGGATTCTCTCCAAGAAACTCTTTCATATGTGTTTGATGAATTCGTTTCTCTAGCAGGCCGAATGCACTGGTCTCCTCTATGAAGGTGTACATTGAATCCCAATCATTC